AGCGTCATCAGCAGTTATACCATCTTCTATATTGATAGCTTCTACTTCAGGTTTTTGTATATATTTTTCTACAGCAATAGGAGGAGCTTTGTATGTGCCGGGAGTTTCAGATGTAATTCCGGCCACAGGAGTTTCTGCCACTTGCTGCGTTTGAAACTCAGCTCCCAAAGCATCCTGATACATTTGTTGCCCAGTAGCCCTATCAATACCAAAGGCATCAGCAACCAAACCAATATCAGCTCCAGTATCTCTAACGTATCTAGCTAATTCAAGGTTAGAGGCGTTAGGATTATTAGCTGCAAAGTCAACAACGCTTTGAGTTAAAGCAGATTGATCAACAGCATCATTACCATCGTTGCCATTGCCAGTGCCATTGCCATTGCCATTGCCATTGCCATTGCCATCATCTATACCCGGAAGCTTTGGGCTTATGTCAATAATATCTGACCCCTCTGTATCACCGTAGTAAGTCTCGTCAGTCCTACCACCCATCTGATAATTTTTTCTTTTCTTAGCCATCTATATCACCACTTAACCTTGTGAGACCAATAACGCGCAGAAAGCTTAGACGGGCTTGCATCTTGAGCATTGTGTCTAGCATAATATGATTTCTTTCTAGCTTTATCTTTTGCTGTCTTTGGATTCTTACCTGCACCTTTAACGCCTTGCTGCCCAAAACGTATTGTTTTAATCTGGTCACCCTGTTTAGCTACAACAACATGACTTTTAGTAGGATGACTAGGAGTTCTTTTGGGTTTGTTAAACCCTGCTACTCCTGCTCTAGCTAGTCTAGGATCTTTCTTCTGAGCCATTATGCTTTCCTATCTACCTTCTTAACTTTTTCTACAGTCCTCATAGCACCTAATCCTAACATACCCATTAGGACGGGCATCATTATATCAAGTTCTATCATTGGAACTAGCACTCCAGTTTCCATCAACTCTAGTGCCATATTTACAAATGGAATAATTAAAAAGTTACCTGCCATCCCAAGGCAGCACACCCACCCAATAGCCGGTCTCCACCCAGAAACAAACACGCTTGAATGCTGCGCTTCTGTTTTGTTAATCTCTAGTTGAGCCTTCACAACTTCGTTTGCGTGACGCTCACTCATAGTAGCTATCTCATGAGCAAGCTGTGCCTTCTTATCTTTATCTTCTATAAACTTATCAAGTACAGAAGAGACAGGCCCTATTAGTGTATCTACTAATCCAATCATTCCACACCCCAAGACATCCAAATACCAACAGCCAAAGCCGTAAGAATTGATGTAGTTAGCATTCTAGCCATCGTTTGACCTACCGTAGACTTAGTAGCTCTCCAAGCATCTAAAAGACCTCTTAGCTCTTTCACATCGTCATAGGCTTCTTCGTCTGACAGCCCAATATCTTTTAGTGCTTGTTTGGCTCCTTGTTCAGCAGCCCTATTAATTATTTTTTCAAGTTTTTCCAGTTCCATATTCTTGTTCCATTTATACTACAGCAGATGTGACTCCCATCACAATTAGAAATATAGCAACTATAGTTCCACCAATAATTGTTAGATCTACCATTGCTGCTTTTGTTTGAGCGGCTTGTTTTGCTGCTGCAATTCTAGCGTTTCTTATGCGTGATCTTTCTCGTATCATTTCAGTCCATAGATGACCATTCCCTGTCCACAAAAATATATCCTTTAATTCACGTTCTAAATTTTCTGCACGTTGTTTCTGTAAAGTTACTTCTAATGCTTGAGCCTCTACAGACTTTCCTCCAAATAACTTTTGAATCTTGCTAGGGTTTGTTGCTTTCTGCTCAAGGACACTAACTTCCTCACGTGCATCCCAGAAAGCCCCTATAGCTTTAGTTAGATCTTGTACCTCTTTTCCTTTATGTACAGCTTTCTTAATAAAATTAAAAGCTTGATTAGCCGCTGAAACGGCTGCTATTATTTCTGCTGCCATTAGTAGATCCTTATCCCGTCTTGAGTTGGATCAACTAGTATAGGTTTACAATACGCTGTGATAGGTCTAGATGTGCTTGGTGTTCCTCTGTAATGCAATTGTTGTGCAAAATAGTTACACCTGTTTATGTCATAAAAGCACATAGCTGTATCACAAGTACTAGACTCTTCTTCACCTGCTATAAGTAAAATTAAAACAAAAACATGTATCAAGGTTCATCCGGCCAAGTAATCGTATTTGGAAACCCATCCTGATCAGGAACATCCCGTAGTGCTTGGCGATATGTAGCCCACTCTGCTGACATAGTTACATCAGACATACCCATCCAATCTGTAGCGGCTAACCTAGAATCTCTGTCTGCTCTTACTGACTCTGCTGCATTAGCGTCCAGTTCTGCTTGATACGCAGTCTCATGCTCTGCCTTAGTGGTAGTAACTCCGTCTTCCGTAGTGTCGGAAAACATATCACGCTCTACCCACTTCTGCACCCAGTTGTTGTTTGCGTCTTGCTCTACTCCATCTCGAACAACTATTTTATAAGCTCCAGATGAAGAGGGCTGAGGAGTCTTAAAAACAGGATCAACACCTAAAGCATCATGAACACTGTCATTCCATACTTTAGGCAAAGACATATTTGAATTGAGTTTACGGAGATCGCCTTGAGTCATTAGCGTACCGCTTGAACGTACTCTGTATTCCATGTGTCACCTATGCTATTGCTAAAAAGATGTACTTTTCGCCAGACTGATTGGCATCATTTGCACCAGATAATTGAAACCCGCTGCTTTCAGGGTCAATGTAATCAGTGCTAGTTGTTTCCGAACCTGCGTTATTCCAAGTTTGATACGGGTCATTGCCTGCAACAATTCCTCTGGCACTATCCCATATAAACCAATCTCTTGCGTTATCTCTGCTCTTTATCATTACGAATCTAGCTCCTGCGCTAAATCCGCAATCAATTGTATTTACCGCACCAGTTCCTGTGTATATGCCACACTTACTGACACCATCTAAACTAGCAAATAACCACGCTATATAAGTTTTGTTATTCTCATTTACATAACTACTGCTCGCACCACTGAAATTAATTGCAGTGTCAGTGAAGGATGTGAATCTATCTGAGTAGTTTGATGAACTATCTGCGGCATTTGTATTTAAAAACATAGTTGATTGCGCCGCAGTTGATGCAACAAGCCAATTGTCTGTTGTGCTTCTTAATTTAAAAATTGCTAATTCTGGAGCCGCATTCAAGTTATGAGACAAGGCTCTTGAAGCACCAGTGCCGGTATAAGCTACGATGTCCATAAATTTCGCAGCCCTCTTAAAAAACCAATAGATGTAAGTGTAAGAACTGTTGTTAATATCTGTGTCAGTTCCAACCTTAAATCCATCTTGCAGAAATGCCTTCAACACACTGGTTGAAGAACTTTTTTCTGCTGACGTACTGTATGTAAGTAATTTTTTGTTGTGGTATTGCAGTCTCGTATAACTAAGTGGTTCTATCGCTGCGTTTCTACCTTGCGTAACAACCCAATCAAGTGGAAAGCCTCCACCGGCTATTTCAGTGTTGTTCGTGCTGTTACCACTTCTGGCTATTGGCGCGTAGACCTCCGTACCCGCTTCAGGTGGTTTGTGTGGTCTTCGGATTGCAACGTATATGAAAGTCTTTGATGTTTCCCCACTGTTAACTGTAAAGCCTGTAGAAGTCACCCTATAGGTAGATGCTGCGGCTTCAATGTTAGTTAAGTTTGCGTAAAGTCTTTGCTCTTGAACGATTCCAAACCCACGCAGTGAGTCTGCGATAGTCCAGTTATCTGAGGATGAAGACACTTTATTAAGAACCCACTGCGGTTCAAAACCCAAATCTACAGTTGCGTTGCCACTAGAATCAGTAGAAAAAGTCCCACACTTAATAATAGCTTCGTCACTATTATCACCGAATGATTGGTCATCGTGGGCGAATAGGTAGGCGACATAGGTATATCCGCTAGTGTTGATATTAGTTCGTACACCAAAATGAGTTGCAGAAGGCGTTGTAAAATTACCACCTCCTGTATCTTGAGCGGCGTTAGAGTTTAACTGCAAAAAATACGGATTACCTGAGTTGTCATTTAAACTTCTGTGATACACCTGCCAACTATCAGAATGACTGTAAACTTTGACAAGAATCATTCCCGGCGCAGAACCAAGATTGTGCGCTATGTTCCTTGTGGAACTTCCGTCACCCGTATAAGTAACTACATCAAAGAAACCTGCTTGTTTGCGGAATGTCCAAGCTACTAGATCTTGCGCATCTTGATTTTCTGAGCCACCCCAATCATCACCTGTGTTAAAACCTGTACTGGTCGGTGTCCAAGGGTTAGTGGAATTAAGGTATTGAGATTCGGCTGTATTTGCATAAAGTAGTTGGCCGTTACCACGCTCAGTATCATAAATGTTATTAGCATTTGCACTAGTTCTTGATTTGAACCAAACCATGCCACCTTTAGCAAGACTTGTATCATTAAAAGGGCCAAATTTAGTGGTAATAGACCCAGTGGCTGTTGAAAAATCACCGCCAGTTCCTAGATTTTTTGTAATCGCATAATCTGGACTTAAAGGAAGATAAAGAATTGGGCTGTAGCTTTCTAATCCACTTACAGCATAACCATCGCTGTCAATAAATATCCTTCTGTTTGATGTAGTAGCTAAATCTCTGTATGTATAATCAAGATAATAGCTGCTTAGTTTGCACTTTCCAGAGTAGTGAAACCCGCTACTTGGGCCGTTTATTCTATGATTGTCTTCAGTAAAATTTATATTACTGTTATTGCCAATACTTACAGTCCAACTTACTGCGCTATCATTTACATACAGCTTTCCTGAGCCACTATTAACATCTAAAGATAACAGTACATGAACCCAAGAATTTTCATAATTGCTAAAACTATGTGAAATATTATTATCAAGGACTTTTTGACCAGATGAATTGTATAGAACAACTTCTATTTGATTACTATGTAAATTAATTCTATTAGCAGCACTACCAAATCTATACAGGGTAATAGAATCGCCTTCATAAAATACCCAAACGCTTAGAGTAAAAGTTTTACTGTCTGAGTTTGAAGTAAAATCAGAGCTTCTTTCTAAATATTCACCTGATGCAAAGTCAGCACTTCCCCCGGCATTGGAACTTCCTAAGGCGATACCATTAGCTATAACCTGACCGTTACTGTCATCTCCTCGGTACAAGTTTGTAGCAAACACATCGTCTACATAGACGGATTCACCCGCTGCATTACCAGAGGCTGCTTGGAGTATTTTGTTAGCTGTACTCATTAAGCCATCGCCTGTCCCGCAGTAAACCCATAGTAGGTTGTACCACCGTCATAAGTTACGAATACGAACACATCCACACCGCCTGACGTAGCAGTCAATGTAGGTGCAGTAGCTGCTGCCCAATCGACACTACCGGGCCAAGTAATAGTTCGTGCTGTAGAATCTTGAACAACTTTCAAACTAAACGCACTGACCTTGCCTGATGCGGCAGGGTTGGAGAATGTGTAGGTTACGTTCTCAGATAGAGTGTGTGTAAAGTTGTCACCGTCACGCAGGTTAATAGTCGCTGCGTTAGAACTTGAGGTGATAGCGGTGGACTCTTCAATCTTCCCATTATCAAAAGTTACTACACCGTTGGCATCTGCTGTGACAGCTTTAGAGGCTTCTGTAGTTCCTAGAGTTGTAATGTCTAGATAGTTAAGCTCTGCTGTAGTAGCAGTTACACCGTCTAGTATGTTTAACTCTGTTGCTGTACTTGTTACACCATCAAGTATGTTAAGTTCCGCAGCAGTGCTTGTAACGCCATCAAGAATATTAAGTTCTGCTGTGGTGCTTGTTACACCATCCAAAATATTTAGCTCTGTAGCTGTGGCAGTAACTCCGTCTAAAATGTTTAGCTCTGCTGTAGAACTTGTAACGCCATCAAGTATATTCAATTCAGCAGCAGTGGAGGTTATAGCAGTTCCTGCAATCTGCAAAGTGGTAGCATTAACTTCGCCAGATGATCCATATACAACAGCTTTACTATTGACAATGGTTCCTGCGCTAGAGCCATCTACTAGATTCAACTCTGTGGCAGTGCTAGTTACCCCATCAAGAATATTAAGTTCTGCTGTGGTCGATGTAACTCCATCAAGGATATTAAGTTCAGTAGCAGTTGCGGTGACCCCATCAAGAATATTCAACTCTGCGGTGGTGCTTGTTACGCCATCAAGAATATTTAATTCAGTAGCTGTTGCTGTAACTGCTACATTTTCATTTATTTTGGGGGAAGTTAGAGTCTTGTTAGTAAGAGTGTCTGTGGTTGCTCTACCGACTAGTGTGTCTGTAGCAGCAGGAAGCGTAAGAGTTACGTTGCCGCTATAATCACTATGCGCTGCTGATTGTAGCTGTGTATAGTGAGCATTAGAAGATTCACAATAGAATTTGACATTAGAAACAGAGCCACTATTTTTAAGAACAATTTCGCCTGATTGAATGTCAACATTACCATCTAGCCTTACAAGTCCTGTACCGTTTGGAGTAATAGCAATATTACCATTGGAGGTACTAACAATGGCATTACCATTTACGTCTAGGTCACCACCTAGCTGTGGTGTAGTATCTTCTACTACATTTGATATTTCTGTTCCGGCTGTAAGCCCTGCTACTAGTGTGCTTCTAGTAATTTTCTTAAGACCACCACCAGAAGTATCAACAGCCACAAGGACATCATCATTAGCCACTGTAGATATCTCTGAAAGATCCCCAACGGCTGTAGATGCAAAGCCTGTCCCGTTTGCAATTAGTAAGTTACCAGAAGTGTTTGTAGCTGTCTGAAAGGTAGTGCCTTTTACTTCTCCAGATGAACCATAGATAACTGCTTTGCTGTTTACAACCGTACCCGCAGAAGACCCATCTACAAGATTAAGTTCTGCGGCAGTAGAAGTAACGCCATCTAATATATTTAGTTCAGCAGTTGTGCTAGTTACACCATCAAGAAGATTAAGCTCTGTAGCAGTTGCTGTTACACCATCAAGGATGTTAAGTTCGGCAGCAGTAGAAGTAATGGTTGTACCGTTAAAGTTAATGGCATCTACATAAGCAGTACCATCAATGTACAAATCTTGCCATTGCTGTGTAGCAGAACCTAAATCGTAAGTATCATCTGTGTTAGGTATAATGCTACTGTTTACATCAGCACCAAAAACAACATTATCACTTGCAGCATCTCCAAGAGTTAGAGTGCCACCATTAAATGTGGTAGTGCCGGTTACTGTAAGGTTGCCACCAACCGATACATTACCCGTTGTAGTGATCGCATCTATGTAGGCATTTGCCCAATAATTAGAACTGTCCCCAAGACTGTGAGTACTGTCAACACTGGGTATAAGATCTGATGCAATATCAGCCGTGACCGTGACGGTATCAGTAGCTGCGTTTCCAAGCGTTGTGTTTCCTTCGACAGATAATGTGCTACTAAGAGTAACAGCCCCAGATGCAGCAAGGGTTGTAAATGATCCTGTACTAGCAGAAGCAGCACCAATAGTAGCCCCATCAACACTTCCACCATTTATGTCAGCCGTGTCAGCAACCAAAGCATCTACAGTTGCTGTCCCATCTAAATATAAATCTTTAAACTCAAGAGAGCTTGTACCAAGATCAATGTCGTTGTCTGTGACAGGTACGATAGCTCCATCTTGGATTCGTATCTGTTCTACAGCAGCTCCGCTTACTTCTACATAAACTCCCCAACGATTGTTTGTGCTATCTACAACAATCTTGTTAAAAAAATCCAGATCTCCAATGGTGTGAATATTACCACCTTGTCCTGCGCTACCATCGTGTCTGTGACCTGTAGAACTTTCGCTAGAAGTAGAGTAACTAAAAGCATTCAGCAACTGATCATATTCGTTGTTGAATAAAGCTGCTGTTATAGTATCGCCATCTGCAAAACTGCTTTGTCTTGTATAACTCTGTGCCATTATTATCTCCTACCCGATGGCATGTAATCTAGGTAAAACCCATTTATACCGTAAGGACGGCTTGTGCCATTAGTTCTAATTCTTAAACTTACGGTGTGTCCACTACCAGTTAAAGTTGTTCGTACCATAGGATCTGAACTTGCTCCAAAAGTAGCCGACCCAAAGGTTACACTAGCTTGACCAAAAATAGCCGGTAAAGGTACATTATCTATTGTAATTTCTGCCGGTTGAGGCAAATCGCTGCTTTTGTAATCGTATCTAACTCTTAATGAGGGGGCTACATCACCCTCTGGAGAAATAGAAGTTTTAACATACTTTAAAGTTTTTAACGTGCCAATATCTCCAAAGTCTAAGTCTGGAGTTTCGTATGTAGCTAAAATATTATTTTCAGTACCATTTTCTAGAAATGAAAATCCTGTGTCATGATTGTAGATGTATCCATCCTTATCACCATGATAAAAACGCTCTATACCATCTTTGTCAAATCCAGAGTTGAGTCCAAATGCCTGAATACCAAATGTCTCAGACCACTCAAACCCCTGACCTGTAAAAGTACCTATAATACCTTTTGAGGTTGAAGGTGAGGCACTTGCTCCCGCATAAAATAATCTATACTGTGACTTAGCTCTGATTACTGTGCTGTCAATTTGAAAGTCATTTATATTATCAGCTACAGTGGTTATAAGACTTTGTATTTGTCTTGACACTGAGCTTAACTCGGTATCTCCAATACGCGCTGTACCTGCGATTGTTCGTATACCATCTGGCGCAAGAAATACTAAGTCACCTCCAATTTCTTGAATGCTATAGCCACTAATACAGCCTACATTTTCTGCAATAGGATCTATGCGTATGCTTGAGGAGTCATTTATATTGATTAGTTTGTGTATGCTGTTTCTAGCAAAGACAATGAGATCGGTTCGGAATCCTTTGATCCCTTGCACCTGATCTGAAATAGTTACTGATCCTGCTCCACTACCGCTAAAGTCTGTAGGATCATTGTAAACGCTGTAGTAAACGACATTTAAATTATCTGCTACGCCTGTAGCAATCAAATGATGATCGTGTATTGTGATGTACTTTACTGCATTTGTACCGTCTACTGTGATTTCTTCAGCAAAGAATGTACGTGTGGTAATATCACCAGTGCCTTCCATCCTGAATGTGTAAAGTTTGTTTGCACCATCCGCAATAACAACTTGGCCATAATCAAAAGTAGCACCTTCAAATACAACAAATTGGCATTGTTGTTGTCCAGTTCTGGTTAGTACCGAGCGTCCAGTAAATGTAGAATAGTTGTCACCACCGTTGGCTACACTACTACGATTTATCTTTATCCAACTTGTTCCAGTGTTGCTGAAGAATATATCAGTACCGGAACAGACTATAACTCCATCAGCATATGGGAATGTTCCTAAGACTTGATTTGAGCTATTAGGTCTAGCAGCACTATCCCCACCAAAAGCAGTAAAACCATTGACTCGCTTGTAGCCTCCATCTGGATCTACCTCAAAGTTTGTAAGTGTAGTAGCAAATCCCGGCTGACCTAAAAGCTCCAAAGAGTTTAGGTTAGTATTAAGACCGCCTTTACAAGATAATCCAAATGCCAAAGACATTAGATAAACACCACTCTGTCATCTTTGAAGTAGGAAGTGCTTGGGCCTAGTAAGTTTTCTCTCATGCTTCTAAGTCCCTTTTTATAGTCCTCCAAAGCAAACGCAGCAGCTTGAGGATTTTCTTTAAACTGGTGCATAAAGTACCTAGCTTTAGCCAACAAGGTAGTGCTATAAACATCTGGGAACACGATCTCGTCTGAATGAGCAGAAAGCTCAGTAGGAAGGTCATATGCAAAGAACCACACTTTGTATACTTTATCCGGTATAGGGCTTAGAGCAAACTTGCGCCCATCATGACTTCTTATAACTGCATTGGGTTGTCCACCCTGAGCCTGATCAGCATCGTCAGCGTTCTCTGTAGTACGTCTAAAATCTTTCCAAGTATCCATAGTGATGTATGTCAGATTCTTAGAAACGTAAGGAGCAGCCTCTCCTGATACACCTACTGTAGTGATATAAAAGTTATCCCACTCAATAGCTCCATAGTCTGTGGTTAGGTTGCTACTTGCTGCTTTCAGCTCATACCACCGTGTACCTGCTACAGTATCAACAGATACATTACCGTACATTGGATCAGTAGCTCCGCTTTCTGCCGTAGCAAGAAAGGGCCACTTAGGTTCTTCTGTTACAATATCTAAGTAAGCCCGATTAATACAGTCTTTAGCATGAGCCTGAATACCAATGGCAGAACTAAAGTTAGAGGAAGTTAATACTACTTCATTTAACTCTCGCAATAGTTCGTTTGTGAGCTGAAGAAAAGTTTTAGCCATTTTTATGAACCTTTTGTATTTCAAAAGTAGCTTTTTTAGAAGCTCCCTTATGTGGCTTATAACCATCTTTAGGATCTTTCATAAGCTTGTAGCTTTTGCCACTTTTCATCCAGTGGTAGCCTTCAGGCGCGTTTACTTGCATCAGGATTCTCCTGCTCGTTCCGCGCTTTAGGATGCTTTAGTTCTGCTTCCTTTTGATATGGAAACTGATAACCTAGCATCTCATTACACTTCTTTTCTTTTTCTTGAATAGACTTGTATGAATCACTAGCAACTTGTTTAGTCATCTTAGTTTGCCTTTGCTACTTGCATTGCGCTTGCTAAACCGCCACCTGCATACATGCCACGCTTCTTACCACCACCCATTGCTCTACCCATTCTTTTCTGGTGCATTGCATCTGGCATTAAACGCTGTCCGGGCCGCTTTCCAGTATCCATAGAGCTTCTACCGCCGCCCATATACATGCCGCGTTTTTTATCTTTCATACTAACTTTCCTCTCTATGATTTGTAGGATTATTAGGATTCCTGAAAATCCTGTCATAGTTGTCATCAAACTTTTTCTTGTCTTCGCCCTTTAAATAAGCAGGACGAATTTTTACTTTCTTATCTACATTAAATCTAATGGGATTCTTTTCGCTTCCAATCTGAGGCATATGTTATACCTGTTTGAAATACATTGTGACTTCAAAGCCAAGTCTTATTTTTTGGTAAGTAGGTTTAGACCATTTCATATCATTCTCCATAAATTAAAGGGGGCCATATTTCAGACCCCCGATAATATTAGTCGATACCGTAGAATGCGGATACCAGAGCTTCTGGACGCAGTACCTTGGCTCCATAAACATGGAGGCCACGTACAATGTCACCAAAGCTGCTTGGATCACGAATTACTTCGGTGTTCACAATAGTTTGAGCAGTACATGTAGAAGACATGTGACCGGCAATACACTTACCTGCGGCATTAGTAGTCGCAGCAATGTTATTGCTCTTGTACATGTCAAATCCACGTAGCTTGCCAGAGGATACCAAACCATTACGGATTGAACCTTGACCTGCATTAAAGTCAACGCTGATCAGCTTAGAAGAACTCTTCACTAGCTGCTCATAGAACTCTGGATTTGCAAGGAACCAACGGCCTTCTTCAGGAACATTTTGCTCGTCAAGCAGACGGGCCATGTGTGAAAGAACGTCGATTGGATCATGCTCACCAGAAGCGTAACCAATGTCAAGGTTACCAGTACCATCAAAAGTACCTGCTGCAAGGTCGGTTGCGCTGTCTGAACCTAAAATGTGGTTTGGACTAGCAGCAGAAACGCCTGCGAACATAGAAGCAATAACGCCTGAGTCAAACGCATCACGCAGAGAGTATGCTGCGGAAGAAGCAGCTACTTCGCGGAAGTTTACGTGAGACATGTTGCTCTCAATGTCATCTACGATGAACTTGAAAGCATTCGCTGTATCGACAACCAAGTTTACTTCTTGGTCAGTCAACTTAGTCTGCGTTACATCTTGACCACGTTCATACTGGTATACAGTGATGGTTGGTTCTTTGATGATCCTTACAGAATCTCCATAAGCGGAAATCTCCCCTGCGTAATCTGTATTAGTAATAGCTTCTGCTACAGATGACTTACGGAAGAAGTTAAGTACCGTCTTGCTATAAATAGCAGGTAGAAAGTACGAATTAGTTTGACCACTTACGGAGTTCGCAAAGTTAGCATCGGTATCCGTACTCGGCTCAAAATATTGATCACTTACATTATTAGCCATTTTTAAATTACCTCAATAAAAGACAAATTATTTAGTCACTCGTCCTTCACTGATAGCCTGATTAATCTCTTGTTCGTATTTATCAAACTCAGCTACGGACATTTGAGCGATTTCCCGTTCAGTCCAAATCTTAGGTTGCTTAGCATCAATAGATTTCGTTTTAGTTGAAACCATATCAGCAGCACTTCCTTGAGCTTTGGGCTTCCTTTTGGTTGACTGAGTAGAATTGATTCCGTTTTCAAGCTTGTACAAATCAATAGCTTTAACGGCTAATGACGCATTATTAGGATTGTTGTAAATCCATCCTTGTATTTGTTCAGGCTGTTCTTTAGCCCACTCATGAAATCTTTCATCGCCTCGTAAGTCTTCAAAGTCAGGATGCTTTTGACGCAACTCAACTTCTGCTTCTTTCTTAGCAATGTCAGCTTCACGCTGCTTCAGTGAGACTAGCTCTTGGCGAATATCAGCCAGTTGCTGTTCGTTCTGAAGATGTGCTACAGATTCAACCGTGTCGTACAAATCAGGATTCTTTTTCCTGAAAGCTTCTAACTCTTCGGCAGACTTCGGAGTTTGATACTGGGGAGCATTTGTTTGTGCTTCAGCCAACAGTTCTTGCTCACGCTGCTTAAATTCAGAAACCTTTGTATCGTAATGCTTCTTTAGATCGTCATAGCGTTTCTTATAATTAACACCTTTCGCTTCTTTCTCAGGGGCTTCAGTTTCTTCACTGGAGGTGGCCTTCTGCTTGGGTGGTTCAAAAAATAATCCATCAGCACTTTGAGTCTGGGGAGCTTCCCCTTCTCCATGCCAATCTTTCTTTGCATTATAAGGATTTGCCTCTTCTTCAATTCTTTCTGCTACAGTCATGTTACTTCTCCAAACGGGGCTTGTTGCCTACAAGGTAGCCTATCTTAAATATCTCGTCAGAATGATAGGGGCTTGTTACTTCAAGGTAGCCGTATTAACGAATACTCGGCATCTTACTTGCTCCGGCCATCTGTTGCTGAATAATGTCTTCATTACTCATAGATGTCTTTTGCAGGTTGTCAGGCCGACTCATTAAACCACCATCATAAGCGCGTTCAGCATCATCCATCATACGTTGGAGATTTTCAGCACCTATTTGATCAGTGGCCTTCTTGGTCATAACAAACTCACCGTCAGATAATCTAGCGGGTATTGAGTCTGATACGCCAGTTCCGGGGCCTTCAACTTCTCCGGCCCCAGAAAACTCAGAAGCAGTCACTATAACTTTGTCTATAATAGAACTAAGTCTTGGGTCTGCTTCTAAAGCATTTCTTAAATATTCTTGTTCAGTTGGATCAAGAGTTTCATTGATCACATAACTTAGATATTCCTGCTCCATCTGTTCATCAGGGAGCTGTGAAGCTTTTGCTTCTGCCATCTCTTCGGGTGGTATATTAGAATAAGTATCTACAGGTACACCTTCAGGAGGAACCATCATAGATCCACCTTCGTTCATTTTAACTTTAGCAAAATGATTACGTGCAGCATCCATAAGCCCTCCCATTTGCTTGGCAGCTCTGGAAGAAGCGTATGC